AACTACACCTTTAACCCAATGGAATGGAAGCACGTTGATACCACTGGAGATGACTTACGTAAAGGTATAGTCCCACTACCAGTACGTGAACCATCTCAAGTATTGTTCACTTTGTTGAACTTACTAATTAACTACGGTGAACGTATTGGTGGTGCTGTTGATATTATGACGGGACAAAACCCAGGTCAAAATACTCCTGCTGAAACTACTCGTACTATGGCAGAACAAGGTATGAAGATATTTAACGGTATCTTTAAACGTACTCACCGTAGCCTTAAACAAGAGTTTCGCAAACTGTATCGTTTGAATCAAGTCTTTGTTAGTGAGAATACGCAATACGTTTCTAATGCACAAAGTCAAGGTATTGTTCTAGCTACGGACTACGATGGCCCAGTAACAGACGTTATGCCTACTGCTGACCCAAGTGTTACTTCTGATGCACAGCGTATGCAACAAGCTGCTGCTATTGCCCAACGAGTAGCTGCAACTCCAGGTTTATATAACCGCTATGAAGCTGAATACAGTTTCCTCAAAGCAATGAAGGTTACAAACATTGACAAGCTTCTACCTGATCCTAAAGGCCCGAATGCTATTCAACCGCCACCAAACATTAAGCTTCAAATTGAAGAGATGAAGATTAAGAGTAAGCAAGCTGAAGGTGAATTGGCTATGAAGATGGGTCTGCTCAAACTTATGTCTGATGCAGAACTCAATCAAGCCAAAATTGAAAAACTTAAAGCTGAAGCTGAAGTACTTAAGATTGGTGTCTTGCATGAAGGAGAGAAACTTCGTCTACAAGAGATTAATACGCAGATTGGATTACAACGTGAACGTCGAGAGGGCATCTTAAGTTCTATCGACACAATGAATAAGGTTTACTCATCCATGATGAGTAGTCAACCGCAAGGGCAACAGCAACCCCAGATACCTATGGATATGGGCATGGGTATGGGAGGGCAGGAGCAAGCACCGCAAATGTAAACTTTAACAAGGAGTAAGAATGTCTATTGAGCCAGTTAGTGCAGAATCTTTTGAAGAGTGGAAACATCATCCCGTTACTAATCGCTTTATGAAGATGCTACAAGCAGATCGTGAAGCTATGAAAGAAGGGTTGATAAACAATGCCTTTGAAGAGGAAGCAGAGATTAAAGGTCGTTGCCGAGTAATTGCAGTGATCCTTAATATTGAGTATGAAGATTTGTTTGAAACTAAGTAAAGAGAGATAAGCCAATGAGTAATGAATCTGGAATTAACCCTGTTGGGTGGCGTGTACTTATTAAGCCTCAAGAAGTTAAAGAGGTGTCCTCTGGGGGCATTATCCTAACTACTGAGACTACAAAAGAGCGTGAGCAAATGGGCAACACTACTGGTGTTGTTATTGCAATGGGCGAGCAATGCTATGCCGATGAACCTACATCTTGGTGTGGGATTGGAGACAAAGTAATCTTTGCTAAGTACGCTGGGCTTCTTTACTTAGGTAAAGATGGAAAGCAGTATAGGATGGTTAACGATAAAGACATTACTGGCACTTTGGATGCTGATGTCAGTCTTGTTGATCCCTATCTAGCCAAGGGCTGATTTAAATAGTTATTGACAGTTTTAAAAATTAGGAGTAAGGTATGAGCGAAGAAGCAGGTGTCACCAATGAGACAGCGCCAGAAGTTGTTCGAGAAGCTGAATCCCAAGGATGGGTTCCTAAAGAACGGTTTCGCGGTAATGATAACGACTGGGTTGATGCTGAAACTTTTGTAAAGCGAGGTCGTGAGATTCTCCCTATTCTGCGTAAGAATAATGAGAACTTAATGAAAGACCTTAACCAAACAAAAGAACAGCTTAAAGAGTTTCGTGAAGCTGCTGAAGAGTTCAAGAAGTTCCAGAGAGAGTCTTACGAGCGTAAGGCTACTGACTACGAAAAGCGTATTCAGGAAATTAAAGATAGTCGCGCCCAAGCCATCAGTGATGGTGATGGACAAAAAGTTAATGCGTTAGATGATGCGTTGGACGAAGCAAAGGAAAGCTTTAAAGAAGCAAAGCAAGCCGTTAAAGATGTTATTAGTACCAAGGAACCTGCTGCTACAGATACTGTTGCTCCAGTTGATCCTTCACTTCAATCTTGGTTAAACCGAAACAATTGGTTTGGTGAAGATCGAAGAATGACTAGCATTGCTAATGGTATTGGTGAAAGCCTTCGATTAGAGTTTCCAGGTCTTACAGGACAACCGTTTCTTGATAAGCTAGATGAAGTGTTGGCAGAAGAGTTTCCAAATAAATTTGGTGGAAGTAAAAAGAATGTAAATGCTAGTCGTGTTGAGTCTGGCTCTGGTAGGCAAGGTCGTGGCGGTAGTAATGCCCAAAGCTATGACAACCTCCCTCCCGCAGCTAAAGATGCTTGTGATCGGTTTGTAAAGCAAAAGCTTATGACTCGTGAACAGTATGTTGCGGACTACGATTGGAATTAAATTTAATTTACTATATACTTAAAGGAAAATATTATGCCAGCAGCATTGACTTATGAACAAAAGGTTGAACGTGCAAATGCTCGTTACCAAGAGAAACAAGAAGCAGCATCTGCTCCTGCAAAAGCAGTAGATGGTGCAACTCGTAAACGCCGTAACGTATTTAATGGTACGGAAGCTAAGCTAGGGGTACGGAATCAAATTCCGGGATACCATCTTCATATCTTTACAGATACGGGAAGCCGTGTTCAAGAAGCTATGGATAGTGGTTATGAGTTTGTCACTCCCGATGAGATCGGTGGTGTGAGTGAAAATGTGGTTAGCCGTAATGGCGACCTTGGAGAAAGAATTAGGTATCTCGTAAACCCTCGTGCAGAAGGCACAGAGCAATACGGCTACTTAATGAAAGTACGGCAAGAATGGTACGAGGAAGATCAAGCCGAACTTCAAGCGAAAAATAATCGTATTGATGCTGCAATTCGTAACGGTAAAGTTACTGGGGATAACCCAGGATTTTATGTTCCGCAGGGTGGTATCAAACTCACTTAATTTATCAGGAGTCTTTTATGGCAAACGTAAATCGCCCTAACGGTTTAAAACCCGTTAGTTATCTCAATGGAGCACCGTACACAGGTCAAGCCCGTCTGTACTCTGTTCCTGTTAACAGTTCAGCTTTGTACATTGGTGATCCAGTTACCCTCAGTGGTAGCGCCGACACTAACGGTCTAGCTGGTATTGCAATTGGTGTTGCTGGTTCTGCAATCATTGGTGTTGTAGTTGGTTTCCTAGTTGCTCCTCCCGGAGTTAGCTTGGTTGCTACCAACATTGATTTGACTATCCGCAGTATTCAAGCTAGTGCCACTGCTGTTCAATATGCTCTGGTTGCAGATGATGCAAACATTGTTTTTGAAATTCAAGATGGTCAAACTACTCCTACTGCTCTCGCTGACATTGGTCGCAATACCAATTTTTTGATTGCTGCTGGTGCTACTACCTATAGTGATTCAGGTACAACGACTGCTGCTACCCTTACGGATAGCACCACCGCTAACTTGAAGCTCTTAGGCTTTACTCAGCGTGTAGATAACACCCCCGCCTCTGCTTATGCCAAGCTGTTGGTACGTATTAACAATCATGTCTACAGCGCCAGTACCGGCACTGCTGGCATCTAATTAGGAGAATAGACTATGGCTGGCATTATCACAACCAGTTCCCATCCGAAAGCTTTATGGCCCGGTGTTAAAGCTTGGTGGGGACAAACTTACAATGAACATCCTGAAGAATATACAAACCTATTTGACAAGGATACCTCTACTCAGAACTACGAAGAAGATGTCCAACTGACTGGATTTGGTCTTGTACCTGTCAAGTCACAAGGCTCTGGCGTTCAGTATGATTCTGAAGTTCAAGGTTACGTAACTCGCTATACGCACGTTGCTTACGCAATGGGCTATATCGTAACTAAGGAAGAAATGGACGATAACCTCTATGAGCAAATCTCCAAGAAACGTTCAGCAGCTTTGGCTATGTCTTTCCGTCAAACGAAAGAAAACATTGGTGCTAACGTTTACAACCGTGCATTTAACTCTACCTATTCTGGTGGTGATGGCAAAGCACTTTGTGCTACTGACCATCCCAACACTACTGGTGGAACTTGGGCTAACAAGCCTACGGTTGATGTTGACTTGTCCGAGGCTGCTTTGGAAGATGCAGTGATTGCAATCATGGGTCTGCAAAATGATCGTGGTCTGTTGGTCGCTATTCAACCAAACGACTTGCACATTGCTCGTCAAGAAGTATTTAATGCTCAACGCATTCTTCACTCTAGCTACCAAACTGGTAATGCCAACAATGACATCAACGTC